TCATAGGAGTTGTCTTCCGTATTCTTCCAATCTATTGATGTATCTAATCCGTCAATCTCATTGTCATTGGCTTCGTACATATTCTTTTTGGTAATCTTAGATGCAGGTATCCTAAATGCTAATTCAGACTTAGGCTTATCCATACCATCCATTACAGGTTTGAAAAAGAAAGGAAGTCGACTATTAATAGGTACCACCTTATCTGTGAACATCTTTTTAGCATCGGCACCCGTCTTAGATAAGATACCTATACGTGCGTCACGTGCGAGCGTACCTATGTTAATACATTCAGAAGATGCCATAAATGAAAATCCTGAACGTCTTATTTTTAAATATACCATTCCAAACGCTCTTGGGTCCGCTTTACACGCTTCCCAAAATATAAAATAGATTCTATTGGCTTCTCTGAAGTCAGGGTACCCTATATCAATACTTGCCCACTGAAGATACATCCAATGAGACCCTGTTATATATGTTGGCTTCCCATTGTTCATAAACCAAAAACCCTGCTCCCGATAATCAAATTGTTGTTCAATATAATCTACCCAATGGTCTTTAAATTGAGAGTTCATTTCATTCCAATGGAATATAGATTGAATCTTAGATAATTCTTTTGGTAAATCTTCTCTTTTCCAATATTGTTCATTTTTAGAATTATATCTTTGAATACACTCTTTAGGATTTGAAGGCAAAGCAATTGTTAATCCTGAAATACTTATTATTTTTCCTATTTGTCCTGACTTAGAAATAACAACCATATCATACTTTTCATTATATCCATATACCCACGACTTCCCCCTATTCTTATTTGATAGAACAGCCGTTGGGATATAGTCTATTAATTCCCTGTATAAATCGTTATTTAGACCTTCTTTCTGCAAATCCTTGTTTTGTATCTGTTTTACTTACTCCTTTATCAATAGATTCAAGACTTTCCCTTTCTGCTTCAATTCTATTTAAAATCTCAAACGCATCAAAAATAGCTAACTTTTTTGTTGCTGCAGCATTCTTTAATTTATCTGCAGATAAATCGTCTCCTTCTTCATCAGGTTTAAATATAGACTCCTCTGCAACTTTAATTAGTTCGTGAACTGCACGATGACCTGCAGCTATTATTCTTAATTTTGTTTCTTTACTCATTTATTTTCCTCCAAAAATATTACTTGACTCAATTTAAGTATTTCTTTTTTTGCTGTTAATTGATAAGCATCTTTGTCTTTAATAGATGTTGCATCAAATGCTATCATTCTATTAAATCGTGAATAAACTGTACAAAGCACATTTTGCTCTTCATCAAAAATAACAATTCCTTCTTCTCCATCTTTTTCTGCTTCCGTTAAAATAAGAATAGCAGTAATATCGCCTGTCATACCATCAAGGTTAATCCTATTAGAAGACTCGCTTGGGTCTGACTTCCTTACTACGTTCCATTTAATTTTATATCCCGGAAACAATGTAAGCATAAATTTAGCAAATTCATCATCATTGCCTCTTGGCTGTATGTTGCTAAATGTTTTATCCCCACTTGAAATTTCTTGAAATCCGTATGCTTCAATTTCTTCTACATACTTTTTAGGGTCTTTGACAATGTTGTCGAACGTAATTAAATTCATAATTGATTTGATTTTATTTATAAAACATTACATATACCATTCTACCTTTTTCCCATCCTACATTAGGATATTTACTATGAAAATAGTTACAAGGATAACATACAGCCCTATTGACTTTATATCCTATAACTGAATGCAAATCCCATTTATCTATATTATTTGATTCGTTTAAAAGTACATTATCATAATCATCAAAAGATACATCTTCAGGTAAACTATCTCCAAGTTCTTTATGTTTCCAAAATGCCGTTCCGTGTAACCCTTTCATAGTAGATGGAGATAAATAAAGTACCAATGCTCTTTCAGGTCTTTCTCCATTTATAATAGCATCAGAATGAATACTCCAATCTGTATCCACTTTGTCAGTAGCTACTCTAAAAAAACTAAAAATATTTTTTCTTTTTACCCCTTCAGTTTTACTTATTTTATCCAAAACTACCCCATCAAACTCAGTAGTGCTATATTGAACCCAAAATGATTTATCTCCTACATCAACTTCTTTAAACTCATTTGAACTTAACTTGTTGTAAGTTGCCTTATATGTATTGCCATCTAAAAAGTTGTCAATTACATTTATCATAATTTAATAGTTATTTGATGGTCATACATTCTGTATAATTTCTCTCCATCTACTTCAAATTCATATTCGCTATCAGGACAAAAACACACGTGGTCTCCACTTTTTATGCCACAACTTATTAAATAATCGTTTGGATATTTCATAATCCCCATCAATGGCTCTTCCGAAAATGGTTTTTTAATATAATAATCAGTTGCCCCCATTGGCTTTACAAAACAATATTTGTCATAAGCGTTCCACGTGGAACATTTTTTATACAAAAAAAACTGTTCAGTTTCAATAAAAAATAAATCATCTCTAAAAAAACTCTTACCACTTTTTTGACGACCTCTCATATCATTATAAAATTTAAAAGCATTATGATGAACAAGAAGAGTGTCTCCAATTGAAATAGGACCTGTATAGCCTAACGGCAACTCTATTACTTCTGCGTGTCTGTTTGAAAATTTGTGGTCCTCTTCTGACGTACTTACAACAATTTCAATTCCTGAAATATCTCTTGTATTGTCGTATCTCTTCCCATTTAGGGGTTTAACTATAAAATAGAATGGAGACTTCATTAGTAATTTATATTAAATTCGATTGAAATTGGAATAGCAGAATTGAATTTCTTCCATAAAACTATCTCTTTTTTTTCATTTATAATATAAATTATTACAGAATTTGATTCTATATCGTATTTTATTAGGTGTATTTCATTAGAATCTCCAAGAATTTTTTGTCCTACAATGTAGTGCATTGCATTACTCTTATAGTCAGGTCCTATTGATATTTTTCTTATGTCCATATAAAATTAATTTATAATACAATAGACACTATCCCAACAGAACTTTTATAAAGTTGTCCTTGAATAAGACCACCTGCTAAAGCAGCAGCATTAGATGCGTAAGTAGGTAAAGTTAATATAGCACTTGGTAATAGACTTAATAAACTTGAGATTGAAAAATTTTTAGTTTCATTATTTGTAGTTACATCAGTGCCAATTAACTTATCCCCCAATGCAGGTGTTGATAAAACTGAATATGTACTAATCTTTGCCATATCTTTATTAGTTTAAATTTAATCTTGTTTCTTTGTTACCTCGCCTGTTTGAACATTGATAACTGCATCTTGACCATATTTGTCAATCAACTCTATCTCGTGTTTAGCAAAATCTGCTCTCAACGCTTCAATTGATTTTAAAATATTTTGTTTCTGCATTTCTAAATCTCCAAGAGCCAATTTGGCTTTTGTAAATTCATTGTTCATTTCTTGAATTTTAGCAAGTTCCTCTTGTGTTAAAATTGTTTGTTCCATTTTATTTTATTTTATTTTTTACAAATATAGTACATTTATGAATGTACATTTTTCTTAATTGCACTTCCGAAGTAATAACCAAAAATAGAAAGCACAACGCCTTCTGAAATTCCAATAAGATGAATCCATATTTCTTTATTTTGGTCAGGTATATCTAAATATACTATTGCATATACAATAAAACAAAACACACTTAGCCCAACAAGCCCCGTTAAGTAAAAAAGGAAGTCAAACTTCCCCGTTTTTGCTATCTCAACTTCTCTTAATCTTGCAGATTCTTTATCTTTTACTTCTAATTCAAATATTTGTATAGATTGATTTAACTCTTCAATAGCTATTGATTTATCTTCTGCAGATAATTCATCAGAAGAACTAATTAGATTTTTTACAATTCCAAATACACCATTTGAAGGAAGTATATCTCCTACCGTATCTAATATTTTTGGTGCTTTTTGAGTTAAAAACTTACCAACTTTAGTGTCTTTAAATTTTTTTTTATCGTCAGACATAATTACTCTTTTATTTGAAAGTGCATCCAATCAAAATTCTTTTCTCTACCCAATGATTCAAATCCGTGGCTATAAAAAATATCAATCATATCTTTATATTCAGGACGTGCAAATCTTGCAGTCTTTGATGTTTCTTTTAATGTATTTCTTGCAGGGTCTAAATCAATAGCTATACCCCAAGAGTGCATTGACCAAGCCGAGCCACCTCTCATTTTTCGGTAGTTAAAACAACCTCCATACAAATCAATACCTAACTCCTTAATCTTATCATAACCATAGTTAGTTAATAGGTCAATAAAAACATAACTAATAGGTTCAGCTATTAACTTATGACATCTTATCTTATTAACAAATGAGTCTATATCCCAAGCTATTCTCATCTTATAAGGTAAATCTACACTTACAAGATACCCCTCCCCTGTTATATTAGGGATGCCATACTTTTTATTTATCTGTAGTGTAGTCATAGTGTATATTGTAATTATTTATATTACCACTTGAGTAAATATAATTATTAAATACATTTGCTTCTGTCACTTGAACTGTATAGGTAATACTATCTACCTTGTCCCTTGTATTTTTTTTTATACAGTTTGCTTGTTTTTTGACTACTTGTTTTTGTTTTTGAAGCAACACCTTTTTTTTTAGATTTTTTAACAAATAAAATTCCTAATGCTTTTGCCATTCTTAATTCTTTTTAAAGATTGGAATAACTGTCCCTACAGGATAAGATGCTCCTAATGGTGCTTGTGTAACAGATGTCATTCCCGGAATAACTCTAACTGCTTTATCTAATGGGAAAGCTGATTCATTAATAGGTCCTTCGCATTCTGCAAGAGTTATTCCATTTACTTTTTTAGGTAATATTTTACAAGGCATACACCACATATTGCTCATCCCACCACCCGGTTCATTTGTTACTATAAAAGTGCGATTATATGTAGCAGCCATTTTCCAACTTGGTGCTTGAACAACTGAGTCATAGTACCAAAATAAAGACCATACCGTTTTATCTGTTCCGTCAGGAGTAATTGTTGGATTGCTAATTAAATATGTATTTGCAACAGAAAACCCATCTAATACAGGACAAGTTGAGATTCCTTTTAAAAACTTCTTTCCGAGTATAATTATAGAATCCTTTGTTATTTGTGTTGAACTTGCTCCACAATAAGCAAATTTACCTTTTACAATTGATAACCCATTTTCTTGAGCACACACTATTATGGAAAAACTTATTAAAAATAATATAAAAAGTATTTTTTTCATTATATTTATTTTTTAATTATAAACTCAGTAATAATTTTTAATACTCCTAACCCAACCAAAGTAACTAAAGCGTAAAAATACGATTTATATTTTTTTAATTCTGTTTTTAATTGATACACTTCTTTTTTCATTTCTTTGAAATCGCTCAATAATCCTCCTGAGTTTTTGTCAATAGGATTCCCTGCTAATAAAGTATGAATATCTTTAAGCATAGTCTTCATTTCATATACTTCTCCCTTAATGGTTTCTAATTCCTGTGCCATTGAGTCAAGTCTGTCATTTTTATTAATTGTACTCATATTATAAAATTATTTGCTCTTCAAATTCATTTATATTGATATAAGGAGTCCAAGATAATTCTGCTATTACAGAAACTATTGGAGGGTTATTAATATAATATATTGCATCTAATATTGCTTTTTCTATTTCCGTTATAGCATATAAACCAATAGCCTCTTTAACCCAACCAATAACAATCTCGTTATATAATCTTATCGTCAGCCATTATTCAATTTCTTTAATTTCTTCTACCTTTTGTTCTTCTATTAATTTACCTATATATTGAATAAAAGAATAACCATATTTAGTCGGTAATTCATTTGCCCAATTTTGTAAATTAGTAATCTGTTCTTCGTTTAATGTTAGTTTCATAAATTTAATTTTATTAATTGATAAATATTTTAAAGTGGTAATTCAACAATCGGCTCAACAGGTGCAGGTGGCACAAATTCCCCCGTAATTGTTAAATTTAATTCGGTGGCTACATAATCCCAAGCGATGTCATCGGTAGTCCAAGTTTGGTATGCAGCACCACTCATAGATATATTACCTTGTTGCAATAATTCGCCACAGGTATTATCTTCGTTTTCTGCAAATAGTCCATAATAGAATGTTGCTGATGTGTTCAATATTAAATTAACCGAATAGGCGTTTAATATTTTGGCTTCGGTAGTTTTTCCGTTTGCCCAAATTGATACAGGTGTAATTGTTTTCATTGTTATTTTTTTTTAATTGTTTATGAACTTGTTATTGTTTCCCACGCAGTTGTATAGATACATAATTTATTTAAAGTTGTATCGTACACTATCATACCCGCAGCTAATGATGTTATAGCATTTTTTTGTACCGTTGTCATTCGTGGTGGTAAAAATCCTTTAGTAGTAGAATTTACTTCTAATGTATCAAAAGTAGCACTTGTTGCCGTAATACTTGAACTAAAGGTAGCTGCTCCTGTGCCATATATAGTAAATGGTGAAGAAACATAAGCTCCGCTTGGATTATATAACTGCAATTCTAAGTAATCACTTGCAGC